ACGGTTGGACTTGTGTAGTGACTATATGCAACAGTTACTTGGAATTGTGTTAGTGTATTTGCTGAACCCATGTCAAATGCAATTGGTCCAACCACAACAGGCCAAGCATTGACTAATTGAGTAGATTTAATAACTGCATCAGATTGGTGATCTAGTTGTTCAATGGTTAGATCAGCACAGAACTCTGAAATATGAGTTCTATCTGCTGCAATGTTGTCTTCGTGACTATTAAATCTTTGTGACCATTCGTGCCAAAGTTGCCAAGTTGCATTATTTCCTGTATCATCTAAGAGTGTTGCATTCCATTCAGAATATTGCCTATCGCCTGGAAATTTGTAAATTCTTCCGCGAAATGGAATTGGAATTATACCAACTGTGCTTTCGGGCATTGTTGATGCCAAGCAGTAAATACCTGTTTCATGAAATGCTTGTGCGTTTCCAAGGCCTGGAATTGAACCAGTAATTCTAAAACGGTTTGGTCTTGTTCCTCCGTTAAAATTACTAGTAAATGTTGAGATTGAATGAATACTCATGTGTTATTTCTCCGTGTGTTAAATTACTTATAGTTGTACGCTAGTATTTAGATTAGTTATAGTAATTTTAACGTAATTGATGGACTTGGTTGGTTGAATGTAAATATCGGCAACAAATTGATTTGCGTCTATGATATTTGCTGGATTGTTTGTTTCATCACAAACTACTCTGTAGTTAAACAAACCTCTTCCTTCTTTGATGGTTTGAAGGAATCCGTTTGCAGCATTTCCAAACAACGAACGAGTTGCAGAATCATTTACTTCGAATAGAACTGTTCTTGCAGTATTTCCTAAAACCTTCTTGATATAATTGATGAGTCTAACTACATTAACTCTAGTTAGAGAAGAAGAAGCAGTTCCTTCTTGAGTTATGTCACCAAACAAGAATGTTCCCTCACCCGGTACTCCAATTACAGAGTTAATTTTGGCTGTATAAAGGTAATCTTGTTCTAGGTTCTTTGGATTTTTTATCAAACGAACTGTGTTAAGAATTCTACCTCGGCGGGTTCCTGCTGGTGAGAACCAAGCATTTGCATCTCTATCCGTTCTAGCAAAGCAACCAGCGGCATCAGAAGCGAGTGGAATGGTTACAAAGTTTTCGCCAACTGTGCTATTTGAAAGACCCAACATAACTTTTTCTCCACCAACAGCAAAGATATTCGAATCTGCTGCTAGGGTGAATGAGGAAGTTACACCCGATGGTACGGTGCCACCGGCGGTATATCCTGCGTAAGTTACACCAATAATTCCAACTAAATCTGCTCTATCCGAGACAGTGTTTTCGACTGCTGTTGCTTGTGATTGAGTTAGAGTTGATGTGAAGACAGAATCTAGAAGAATAGAGGTATCAAAGAATGTAGTTGCTGATTCTGCTATGTTTAGAGCACCACCATATGTCAAGTAATTATATGCAGAATACCAATCTGTTTTCCAACCACCAGTTGGTCCTTGTCCGGTTACTCCACCATAAGTTGTTCCATTAAGCCTGGATACCCAATCACCCAAAGAGGTGACTGTCATATATCCTTGATCGTTTTCTGCGGTGGTTCCGAATATATCAACGAGCGATGGTGTGGTTAGGCTAAACATGCCGGAAACGTGTGTGCTTGCTCCCTCTGCGCCTACTATAACGAATGAATTGTCTACTACAGATACTTGTACGTTAGGTCTTGTTGCCATTTTAATCTCCTAGAGATGCCTTACTGCTTTTATTTATTGTTTTGGTTATTTTAGTCTTTCTGTACTCCAAATATCATTACCATCAGTAAAAGTCTTTGTATCTTCTTCGTCATAGGTAGAAATAAACCCAAATGGTGCCAAATCTTCCTCTAATTGTTTGATTTCGTTCTTAAATAGAGCCAATCTAGTATCCAAATTGGTTAGTTCCTTAAAATATGGTTGACGAGACAACCAAGCAAACAAAACCAAAGACATAACTAAATCATCTGTGTGTCCATCTTCGGCCGAGTAACTTTGGGCTTTACTAACAAATGACATTAGTTCATTTAATATGTCGTAGTCTTCTAAAAGCAATTTATCTTGTTCTATTAAATTTTTTAAAACAGAACAACCAAGTCGTTTGACTTGACTGGTGGTTCTAACTCCAAATACTGCTTCTCCTTTACCAAATCCACCAGTTACAACTTGTCCTTTTCTGCCTTTCATGCTAGACATAAGTATGTGTTCATATTCTAATTCGCTATGTAAAATATCTGCAACTTGTCCACCAATATCATTAATTTCTACAAACACATATGCTTTATTATATTTGTGTCCTGTTTTTTCTATGACCGTTGGAAAAAGCATAGGAGATATTAAATTGTTTCTAAATTTACAAACCAATTTATAAGGAGAAGATGTTGCGTCGATTACAGTAAATGCACTATAGTCTCTACCTTGTCCTCTGGCAGTATCAACTGTTATAAAATATAAATGATCTTCTTTTGGTTCTTCATAAACAGTCAATCCTTCTTTTGTTAGTAATATTGGATCAGACCAAGACATTGAATTTAATTTTGCTGTTGATATTAAAGTATTAGAAGATCCTAAAAAGTTACATTCAAACTCGGATTCAAATTGCTTTTCCGATGTTTGCTTTATCATCTCTTCTTTCCATTTTTGATCCCTTAATTTTCCACCGGCTGTGATTGGAACTTGCGACCAGTGTACTTCTATTGGAACATATTCATTTTTACCGGGATCTCCGGCTTTTTTATTTGCACCTTTCCATAGTTTATAGAACATATTCAAGCCGTTAGGGGTTGAAATAATCAGTACCTTTGTGCTGATACCTGAAGTAATAGTTGGGAACACTGAACTAAAAAACTCTTCAGCAATATTTTGTGGAACGAATGCGAACTCGTCCAAAAACAACATATTGTACGATCCACCACGAACAGCGGAAGCCGAAGTAGAAGATGCCAAAATCTTTGATCCGTTTTCCAATTGAATAGAACCTTTGTTCCATTCTAGGATGCCCTGTTGTAACCACTTTGGTAAATACTCATATGCAAGTTTTAATCTTGATAACATTTCGCGAGCAGTTGATTGTTTATTTGCCAACATTGCCACGCTCATATTTTGATTAAAGAGTATGTAATGTAGAATATATCCAATTACTGTTGTAGATTTACCAGACTGTCTGGGTAATTTTGCTATGATATAACGATTGTCGTGGAACTTACGAACCATGTCTTCTTGGTAGTCGTATAGTTCAAAGGGTACTAAACCTCTGTCTAGAGTTACAATCTTAACGTAATTTTTTACGAAATAGATTGGATCGTTTGCACACTTAACATATTCATCAATTTGTTCTTTTGTGAACTCAATTGATACACCAGGTCCCTTTAAGTTTGGGTTTCCTAGATAACTTTTATCTTTGTTCTTCCCCATTACCTAATGCCTTCTTTCTGCTCCGATCTTTGTTTATAAGATCTTGGAGATCACTTGTCGAACCAACATATATGGCATTTGTTGTGTTGTTATTTACTGTGATGTTTTCTTTTTGAATCTCTTTCTTTTGCTTGTGGAGATCCATTAAATCTTTGTTCATTTCTGCTAGTTGCTTTGCAAAGGTGGATACCACCTCAAAACCACGAGGCTGATCTAGACTTTCTGCCAACGAAATTGCATTTTCTAAACTTATCATTCCTTTATCGATAAGTTCTTTAAGATTCTTTCTTGCATATTCAAAATCAGATTCAACTTTTCTTTCTTCGTGCTCTTCAAGTTTTTCTTTTGGTAAAGTGATTTCTTTTTTGCTTGGATTGAACTCGACTCCGAGACTTTCAGAAATTGTGTCAAATATCGGTGGAACTTTATCATTCATAGTTCATCATCCTCAAAAACATTAACATCAACTTCTTTAATTATTCCAGAACCACCTTCAACAACTTTTGCAAACACATGAGCCTTTGCTATGAAGTTTAAATTTGATGTTACCATTCTTCTTGTTAAAAAATCTCCATCATATGTGTCTGTAAAATTGATACCTGTTAATACTATAGGCACATCAACGTGGGTATCTAATTTATTCATTTTTAAAGTCACAATAAATTCTGGAGAAAAGTAAGGAATGATTTGTTCTATAATTTGTAAGTTATCTTCTACATTTCTTGTATAAACACCAACTTCAAATTGAACATTATACGGAACTTCTGTAAAACCTTGATATGTTTTACTGTTTTCTCCTGTACCAGTTACTTTGAACTTTCTATTTACTTTGTTTACTTTTCGCAAAACATCATAACCCATGTTTACCATACTAAATGACATTTTTGGCAAATACGTTTCAATTTTTACATTATTTGAAATAGAACTTGCCTCGTTTAGTCTTCTTATGAATTTTTCTTTACTAGAATAAGTCAAAGGAACTCTGACTCTTTCTATTGTGTCTTCTGGTGTTTTCTTTTCGATGTATATTTCATCAAACAGTCCACCAAACGCTAAAGTAATTTTTCGAAGAGTTTCGTTGTAAAAATAATCAAACATTAGTAATTACCCTCCGAGAATGGATCAATGTCAGTAAAATCATAAATTTCATTAAAGTCTTTGTCCATTTCTATAACTTCATTGTCTCCCAGTGTTTCATTTGTAACTGGAGATATTGGTATGACTATATTTGTTCCAGTCATTCCGGTAACGTAGAATTCTGCACCAGATCTTCTTCCCCTGATTGTTTGTCCCGCATAGTTAAAAGAACCACTTATGCCGGCAATCAATAATTTGCTGTTTGTAAAGTCATGTCTTATTAGAGTTGCTTCTCCGGTTGCCGTTGAGTAGGAACCACCAGTAACTCCGTACACCTGATAAACAGTCTCACCATCGGCATATCTAGATACTGAATTTACACTAGTAGTAATAGACAATTCGTAAATTTTTGTTTTTATTTCGTCTTGTACTATATCAACTTCACTATTTTCGGTTCTAAACTCATCACCGTCAATTGTGGTGAGTTCACATACTAGAAAATAAGTGTACAATTTTCCTGCTTGATAAAATGGATTTTCATGTTCAACAAAGTTTATTTCAAACAATCCTTTGCTGAGGGGAAAGTAAATTAAATCTCCTTCTCGCGGTCTGGTAATACCGTATCTTTCCCCTACCTCTTGATCAAATCTTTTTCTTGATACTATTAAGTTTACTTTATCTCTTACTTCAAGACCAAATTTAGAAATTATATCTCCCTGTCCTTCAAAACCATTTACTGAGGCAATATACATTTCCAAAGGAAAAATTTTGGTGTACTTATATTGTGCTTCGCCGAATTCTGTTATTCCGTTATATTGTTCTCTCGGAATATAAAGCATCTCCCTACCCATCGTTTTAATGATCTCAATTGAGAGATCTTCGATGATATTTTGTTCACCTGAATAATCTTTGAAGTAGGGATTTTTAGCCATTTATTAACCCATCATGAAGTTAATTGGTAGTTCGTATTCAAGTTGAACTTGTGCTTCAATTAATTGAATTTCTCCAATTGCTTCTGCAACTATCTCTGGACCACGAAGAGTAACACCGCCAGGTAGTTGAACACCACCAAACTTAGCCATATTCATTCCCCATTGTTTCTTGATAAGTGCTGTTACATATTTTTTCAATAGGCGATCATTGTAGATCTCTGGAAATTTTTGTGGATCTAATGAAACATAGGCTTCAATTATAATTTTTCTACCAACTGTTAACTCTTCTCTCCAATTCATTTCGATTTGAAGTTTATTTGTTACTTTGCTGAATCTAACAGTTTTTTCTGGTTGAAAGAGATCTTGAATCATATTGATATATCTCTTTGTGCTGTCATATTGTGCAAGACCCATATTTCTGCTAGACATAAGATTTGTATTGATACCAAAATAGTCAGTTAGAGCCATTTGATATCGAACATCAAACATCGAAATATTGCTAAATGGGCCAAACTGAAATACTTTGACGACACTGAGAATATCTTTTCCGGTAGGACCATCACCACCAAAACCATTCACTGGTCCCAAATCATCCGTGTTGATGTATTCGTTTGTCATGTCCTGTTCAGTTAACGTATACAGGAAATATGCTCTTTCTACTCCGTCAAAGTGTCTCTCTGAGAAGTATTGAAGTGCATCATCAAGACGATCTTCACATTGTTGCCAATCCACATTGATATCAACAACTGGTGCTCCAAGTTGTCTTAAAGCATACTCAATTAGGGTTTGTCTTGAGTTTGGTGCTGCCATAAATTCTCCTTAAAGTTATTTATGGCTTTAAATATTACTGAAGTGGTTGACTATTCAGTTTATTTTGCTCCAACATCTTGGCTTCTCGTTCGTCCATTACTTTACGCATTGCTTCTGGCATATCTGGTAAAGTGACAGGCATCTTATTAAGATCCTCAAAAGCAATATTTTCAATGTAATATTTTCTAGTTATTGGTGCAACTGCTTCATCTGGTTTACTTGGGGTATAATTAGTAAACCCTGGCATAGTTATTGGGCAATTAAGTTTTGGATAATCTAGTTTACTGTAGTCGTTTCCGTTGGCTACCAACCAAGTTCCTTGTCTATCTCCGCAACCACATCCACCACAGAAGTATTGTCCCTCTGTTTTGCTTTCCTTTAGGTGTTCGCATGGAGGAACTACACCGTTTAGGTGCTTATCTCCAAAACAACTTAATACTCTGAGTTGCTTAGTTGCCCGGTTGATTTTTTTCTCGTTTAATCCTCTAGAAGTCAAAGACATGGCAAAACTTTGAATCATCCCTATCTTTTTGGAGATAACACTTTTATTGTCTGGGACTGCTACAGTTCTAAATTCGATTGGATTTGGTTTATTTGAACACGAAGAATTTTCACTCATAATTTATTACTCCAATTCAATTCGTCTTATAAGACGAACATTTACATTTTTAGTTCTTGGTACTAAGTATATAGTACCATAATCTAATTTACTAAAATTTTGACCATACATAAACGAATTGCCTTCAAATATTTGTTTATCTATGTCAAATATTGTATCAGAATTTATTTTAAAATATGGTGTAGAGGTCAAGTAAATTTCATTCTTTAAAGATTTAAATATCTCTGGTATAAAAAATCCATGATTTATTTGTTTATTGATAAACTCTAATTCATTTTTAGAAGGTAGATACCACCCAGAAAGCCTAGATTTTTCTCGTAAAGTTTGCATTGTTTTGGACATAATTCCAAAATATTCATTATTGTTTCCGTAAGTATTCCAAAGACCATCATACATTGATGCTGGTATTATTTCTTGATTCTCCGAATCTTCATTTAAATAATTCAATTCATAATCACTTGGAGACACTATGATTGCCCATTTTTTGGAAGTAGTACCATAACCAACTACATTAGGTTTATAGTTAAGTGCATTTCCAGTATATGGGTTTCCGTTTACAATAGATCCCTGTTGATTTATTGGACTTCCCGGTTCAAAAATGCCAACATATAATCCATCTTTATAATATGTCAATTCTGAGGTTGGAAGGTCTGATTCAGAACTAGTAGAAGATATTATTGTAAAATTGTTGCAGTTTGGAATATTAGAGCAATTAATACAATTTTCTGTTTGATTTAAATTACAACATATTCCGCCGCTTGTAAAATCACCACCCAGTTCTAAACAAGTTCCTTGAATTGTTTGAATGCAATTTGTTATGTCTTCTGTACATGTACAGCAACTTCCCAGTAATTGGCTGTTACAAATATTCTCATCAGGCTCAACTACAGACAAACAATAATTATTGTAACAAGACAAACCAATTACATCAGTATTTGATGAAGAAGGTTCTCTGTAGAACTCAAATAGTTGGGATGACATTTTTACAAATTTATTATCTTCGTCTACGGCAAAACAATATTCATTGTTTGGGTTGTTTATTCCTGAGAACTCACTGGAAAGAGCACTGGTGCAAGAAACCAATTTATACTTTTTGTTTATCGGATATTTTTGTAATAGTTCGTTGTTTAGAGAAACACAAGACATTGTTCCATCTGCTTCTATTCCGCAGAAAGTACTGTTTCCAAAAGATGCATTAACATAATCCTTTGGTGGTAAACTTCTGATTATTTGTTGTATCTGTTGAAGTTGTTGAATTTGTGAAATAAATGGAGAAAAATATTCAAAAGTTCCATCCAACTTCTGTCCAACAAATCCTACTGTAGAATATTCTGGTATAGATTGATGAGTATCAAAACCCACTGGCGCCAAATTGTGTTGGTATATTTTTTTAAGTTTTGTGCTTATACTAAATGTTTTGTATTGATTTAAACTTCCAGAATAAAATCTTCCAAAAATTTTGACATTATTTGATGAATCAATCCAAGCACTAAATGTTCTAGTCGCAATTAAATCCTTTACTGGCGCTATTGGTGTTTGGGTTGGAATTGGAGAGTTGGCAGAATTTTCAAAATTATTAGAAATATAATTCGGAGAAGAATAATAACGTGGAATGTTGTTATTGTCCATTAAGGCAAAATATCCATCAATCCACTTATCTGGCTCGGATATTGAATTATCGAACGACAAACTTCCCGGACATATTTTTTTTATTCTAATTAGAAGAGATTTTGCAAAATCTTCTATGTCTGGAAAAGATGATCCATATTGTGAACCCAATATGGCAATACTTAAATTTTGTGGAGATGAAAAATTCTTCAATTGAACAACGTATTGATTTACATTTTCAAAATAACTTCCCGGATATAAAGATTGTAATAAAATATCACTAAATTCGTATTTAAAATCACATCTATTCTGACCACCCTTGTTCCAACAAAACAAATTTGTTCCATTTTCACAAGAATTTAATATTACTTTGCTAGATTCAGATAATTTACATTCATCTCTCACAGATGCGGCAGAACCAACTTCAACATCACACACTCTTCCGTTGTTGTAATATGTGGCAGTATAAGGAACTATTGCTTTTTCTGCACACTCCTTTTCGCTACAAACGTCAGTGCAATCAGAAAAAACAGTTCCATCCTCTGATATGCTTGGATGACAACATGCTTTTTTGTTTCTAAAATCTATTGTGTTTGATTGTTCTTGAGTTCCAGATATACAATATTCATTTTCAGTTAAATTATCACATGAACCCAGTGTCCATTTGCCACTTATACTTTCACATTCACAGAGTGTAAGTGAGGATAGTGGATTTCCGGTTTCTTCTTTTAATGAACATGCACAGCAGCAACCCATCGAAGATGGTAATAAGTTAAAAGTTGGATCACATGTTCCGGGTTTAAATAGTCCGTCTTGTTGATTGCATTGTGATAATGTATAATTTTGATTCTGAACAACTTCATTATTTTCGTAAACATAGCAACAGCCAGTCAATCCGCTGTTTCCAATGAAACTAGAATAATTTATTGATGTTCGAGATTTTGTTCTAAATTGGATTGACATTTAGCAACTTTCGTATGAATCACATTCTGGACATAACATATTTACACAGATTCCATCTGCAATTTTAACATTTTTTGTTTTACTATTGGTTGTTGAATTTTGAACTAGTGGTGCTGTTTCCGAAGTAAAATCATAAGAAGTTCCAATTAGTCCTACATTAGCAAACCAATTACTTCCATTTCCACCACCAGTTCCGGCACAACCCCAACATCCCGGAGTTGCAGTGCAAGGCGGAGAATTACTACAAGGACCTCCTAGACCTATACACTGAGGACCCCACGAAGTAGTACATTCCGCAGAAGAATCAAACCATCCATTAATATAAAGAACTGGAACAGAAACATGTTTGTCTCCAAGAGGAACAAATGGCATAGTTTGTACTAAAACACCGTTTTCCTCATGGTAAAACACGGTTGCTGTTCTAAATTTGTCTAGATTATATCTTAGGTTTCTTCCAAAAATTCCTCTGGGTAAACCTTTTGATACACCATTAATAGGAACATTTTTTGTTGCTGTTGTTCCATAGGCTTCTGGTGGTGTTCCAATTGGTGGTGGAATTGCAATTAAACTTGCTCCACCTTGTATTGGACCAAATTCCTGATCTTCGGGTTTATAGAAAAATAATTCTCCAGTTAATTGATCTAAAGTTCCCTCAGAACTTTCATCTAAAATGGGAGAACCGTCTTGTAGTGGATAATAATATGATAAAATTCTTAATTTAGTTTCATCACTCCAATTATCATAATTATCAATCTCTGCTAATGATTCTCCATATGCACCAATTCTTTCATTATACCACGGCAAATACCAACCTCTTAATCTTTGCCACCAATTAGTAGATTCAAAAACTGTACCGGGATCTTCTGGATCAATTATATTATCGTTATTCCAGTTAGTCCATTCCGCAGTTCCATCTCTAGCACAACTAACATGAAGCGGTAGATTATTTGTGTTTGTTGATTTATGATACGCAATTTGCAAAGGAGACCCATAAGTTTCAGGAACAATGGTGGATAATAAATATGGATCGTACTGTATAAAATGGCTCGCGGGGAAAGCAGAAAATATGGTATTTACATGAGGACCTACATATTCTGGTCTTCCCAGAGCAGTATTCATACCTGCTACCATGTCATTCAATATTTCATTTTTACCTTGATAACCAGATTTAAATTTTTGCATTAATTTATGCATAAAACCTTTTAATTGTCCGGTTCTTGCAGAATGACACATTTCTAATATTCTTTGATCACTCATCAATCTTAAATTCAAAGTTTGTCTAAAATATAAACCCAAACCACAAAATTGTGTTTCCCAAGCCTGTGTCATTCTCCCCCATAAAGGTGGAAATGGTGCATAAGCAGAGTAATCATTAATTATTACACTATAAGGTTCAACAGAACTTATATTGTAAGTACCTTCTGGAAAGTCTGGGGTTGGTAATAGTTCGTAATTAATTTCTTCCATCTTATCACACAGTTTACATTTTTGTTGATTTACGTTTTGATAACCAAATGCATTTAAACATCTAGTTCTGTTTTCTATTGGATTTGCTGTAGAATGTTGATAAGAACCAATATAATAACATCTGTATGAACCAGTTACGCTAAGTGGATTAGAATGAATAGTTGCTGGTGCTGTTGGTAGGTTGGCAACATTTATATTTGTATTAGAAGTTAGAGTTTCAACAAAATAAGGAATCTCATATGTAGTTCCATCTTCTGTATATTGTTCAGTTAATACATTTACAATTCTGGTAGTTGAGCCATCTAGTGATGGTAATGTAATACTTAGTTGTTCTGATTGACTTGTATGGTTATTTAATCTTGTTATTCCTTCGCTATTTAAAAATGCAACTGCTCTGTATGGTGCTTGCATATGTCTTGCTGCGAGAGTTGCCCATCCACCAGAAGTTAGTGGTGACAAGTTAGCAATATTTGAATTTGTCTGAGGAAAACACCAAAAACAAGCAATTTGTCTATCACATATTGAAGTATCACAATCGCATGAACTATTTTCATATTCATCTGGACATTGTTCATCGGCAGAAACTATTTGACTGTCACATTGACAATTTTCACACTCCTTATAGCATGTTTTTGTTTGACATGTTATATCTTGTATACAAGATCCCTCTGTATACCCATCAGGGCAAGTGCTACAACTGGTTGTTTGTTCACACACTGTACCATTGCATTTATAACAGGTTTTTTGTATACAATTATTTGAGCATTCTGTTGGTGTATCATAATAACCAAAACTATTACAAGTTCCGGAACTTATTAATTCTGGCACACAGTTGCAACCATTAGTTCCTTGATCACATCTATAGCAAGTTGTAGTTTCGTTGATGTCGCAAGAACAATTAATTGTTTCACATGAACTGTTTCTTCCCATGTAAATTCCACCAGAAGATAAACATTCAAACGGAGTATTTACTTGGGAGCACTCATAAGTATTATCTTCATTTGCTTTGCAGCAAGCACCGGGTGCGTTTACATGATCACAACAAGAAGCAGTTACGCAATTACTCGCTGCTACTATTTTTCCACCTAAAACTTGTTCGCAGTGTTCCTGTGTTAAATTTCCTAAACATAATCCATCTTTGCAGCAAATAGAGGGTTCTTTGCATTTATTGTAACAAAGTCCTGATATATTTTCTTCGGTTGAAAGATTGGAAGCATCATCGTCAGGATATAAACCAAATTGACCACAAGTTATACCTTCAATAAAATAGCCATTTATTGCTTGACACAGGTTAATGTCTATATTTGGTATGCATCTTCCTTCAGAACAGCAAATACCATTAAACTCACCATTATCGTCACTAGTAACACAGGGATTATTTGTACAAGAAGTAAATGCAGCAAATGTTCCATTTTTTTCATTACAATATGTCTGTGTTGCATATTCAACACATCTTCTAGTTCCATCAGCATCGTAATAACAACAAGAACCTTTAGAGCCAGGATCAGTTATTTCTGAAACGCCAAATCCTCTAGCAGAAAAATTGGCTCTCCATATTGAACTATCTGAAGATTTCCATAAATGTAATATATTAGTACCGGGATAAAAAACTGGAGAACTACTTTGGTCAAAAACAACGTCATTTGGAAAATTCCAAACATCTTCACCGTGAACAACCATAGTAACAGACATTATCTGTCCCTCTGGTATTGGATTATGTTTAAATGCTTTTATTCCAATTGGGGTTGTTAATTCAAAGACAGTTGCTCTAGAAACATCTAAAGTTATACCATCGGCACCACCATGATCATAAAAGTTATCCAAAGTTACTATTTTTTCACCAATTCTAATAGGTCCTGCTGAAAGAATTGTTTCTCTAATATCAGAAACTACATTTCTTCCTGCGGTTTCTCCTCCAAAATTTACATAACTATAATTTAAACTACCTATTCTATTTGAATTGGTGGAAACCTGTGGAATCAGGTCAGTTGACATTATGTGTGTGTTTCTTTGTATATAAACTATTCTATTTGGTTCAGTTGATGCTGATATTCCACCAGATTCACTGTTTGTTTGTGATATAGTTATTTTTAAACTTCCGTCTTCGCTATAAGTTATACCCAAACTTCCGGAAGTTCTTATATTATAAAAATCAAAAGTTATTCCACCACAGACACCTTTAATGAAAGGGATACCATTTCCTACAGATAAAGCAGTAAGACCTGCATATATTCCGGTTGGCCCCTTTAGAGTACCAGTAACAGATATGATATCATCAGATGATAAGGCTTCTATTTGACCATCTTGATTAACTTCGATGGAAACAATATAAGAAGAATCAGAACCAGTTGCTCCAGTTGAGCCTGGAATTGGTTGAGGAGAACCAGTTGGCCCTGTTGGCCCTTTTGAACCAGCAAATCCGGCGCCGCTGGTAGGAAAAATTGAACTGTAACCGATATCGTCTTGCATATTTTACCTACAGGATGAGCAACTATTCAATGTTTTAAAACTATATTCAAATTGATTTTCTAAATTGACAGGTTTAAAATATATAGGAACCATTCTGCAAGCCCTTAATTTTGCTCCTCTTGTGGTTTTTAAAATAGATTCCATTTTTCCAGACAAAAAGTTTTGAGAATATGCCCTATGCGCCTGTGCAAGTTTATATCTTCTCCAAGAATCAACTTCTGGAATTCCGGTTGTTATTATACCCTCTAGATTGTTATCATATTGTTCGTATGTTTTTACTCCGGAGTTTCCAGAGACATAGTTTTTAACATTTGTTAACTTACCACCAGTTGTTGATGTCCAATATTTGGCAGTATTTGAAATAGTTCTCCATGTACTTTCTGAGTTATATACAATTCCATTGTTTATTTTGTTTAAATTGTAGTATATAATGTTCAACTCTAGAGCACTTG